AGGTATCGTTAGCTTTGAAGATTCTTTTGCTTCTCTATCGTAGACAGACCTACTACTAACAAGTGCTTCATACCTACCTGCTGCGGTTGTGCCTTGTGCTGAGTATTCCATATTAAGTTGGGTAGTTTAAATCTCCACCTTTTTGGTTATCAAGCAATGGTATCTGTAAAGATTTAGTTCCCATTTTTCTACCCATAGCAACTTTTGTATCAGCAGCTTGTTTCTTTTTTTGTTTACCAACAACAACTGCATCAGCAGTATCTTCTATAGGTGAATCAACTGGTTCGGTTGCAGGTGCAGGTGGGGGTGATGGTCGTGATCCGAAACACATGGCAGGTGTATATTATTTTTTCCTTATACTAGCATGAACTAAATTAAAGTCTTCTTTTTAGTTTGCGTTAACTTTTGTGCTGTAGCAATAGTTGGGTTAGAAAAGTTTTTAGTTTCTTTTTGTTTTGCAATCTTAAGTGAGTCTGCTGTTTCAGTTTTTTTCTTTTTCTTTTCTAGACCTTCTTGCTCACCTGTAATTACAACAGGGTCATTCTTGCTTTGATACTTTGCAACTCTTGGTTGAGTACTGCCACCACCACCAAAACACATAGCTAGTTCTCCAATACTCTATTAGTTAACATAGTTTCTTTTTGTCTTAGTTGCTGTTCGATTAGATAGTCAACAACAGACCTCTGCCCTGCACGATACCACACTTCACGATCTGATAGCGATAGGTCTGGGTGTCTGTTAGGAAACACAGCATCTAAGGCTTGTATAAGTTCGTTAGTAATTACTGGTAAAGACACAAAAATTAAAAAGCTATATCTATATTATATGTTAGTCTGTAGATAGCAAGGAGTGGTTACCTTGTTGCAACGCTAAGAAAACCTCAAGGGTGTGGTTCCTCTTGGGGTTTTCTTTATGGGTTCCAAAGTTTTACTTCACCTGTATTGTAATCATAATCTCCTTCTCGCAGTATTCTTGTAAGCCTTGCGTTCAAGATAGCGTCAGCAATCGTATAACCTTTCTTAGTATATGTCTCCTGTACCTTAGACCATAAAGCTTCTTTGGTATCAGGTGTATTGGCTAGAGTCTTTGAAGCTGTAACCATACCCATACCTTTGATGCCTAGTATTCCGTCACCAGCATCACCAGCTAACGACATCTCAAACCAATACCTGTCTGCTTTCTTATTGGTGATATGTTCTATCGAATCATCAGCTATAAGTTTGCATGGTAGTGTTCTCATATCTTTATCAACTGAAACTATTATTGGGTCTTTATATCTGCCATTGGTAGCAAGCAAACCAAGTACGTCATCACCTTCTAGGTTTTCATAGGCAACAGTTTCATATCTTTCTTTTACTTCTTTGATAACACTCTTGAGTGCAAGTGGTTTACGTTTACCTATCCTGTTGATCTTATACTCTGGAAATATCTCATGTCTAAATGTAGGGTAAGAAGTAAAGCACATAACTATGTCATGCTTGCTGTCAGCAATACTTCTATAAACATCTATTCTGTTTTCTATCAGATTAAGTATGTCTCTTTCATCTGAATGTAGAGTATGCTCCCAATCATTCCATCTTGTGTCTTGTTCACAGGCACAGCAAGAATTGTAGATCAACCAATCAGCATCAATAAGTAAGGTCATAGCTAAATAAAATCCTCATAGACAACAAGCCGACCTGTCTTCTGGTCGTACAATAATTTATCTACTTCTCCTGTCATACCAGTATGTCTTGATTTCAACACCTTTAGCTGTAATCGCTGTCTCTCACTAGCTTCTCCTGTCTGGTTTCTTGATGCAGATAACACGACATCAGATAACTGAAGAAGACTATGCGATCCTCTCAAATCTGAAGTATCCACATCTCTGCCCGACTCATGGGATTGTCCTTGTGGTCTGCGTAAATGACTGACCAATACAATAGCTATACCAGTTGCTTCACTTAAACTTCTAAGCTTGGTCATTATTATATCTATTGCTTTGCGTTCATTATCTAGTTCAAGACCAGACAAGACTATGCTTATGTGATCTAGTATGACTACCTTCACTCCATCAACAGTAGCTAAGTATCTTATCTGTTCTAGTAATACATCAGGTTCAAGACTTCCGAAGTGGTTGTATAAAAAAAGATTGCGTGTTGATGTGAGGTTATCAAACGCAATCCGCAGATCATCTTTAGTTATGCCATCTTCATTTAAGTGCAAAGGAATGTTCAAGTCAATACCTACAAGACCTTGAAGAGTTCTTTGTACTGATTCTTCTAACCCAATATATCCAACTTTAATTTTTCTTTTTAGGAAATGGTGGCATAGCTCCCTGCATATTGTGGACTTACCTGCACCACTAGCACTAGCTACTGTAAAGATCTGGCTTGGAAACAAACCTCTTGTGTATTCGTTCAGCTTTGGAAATGGAAAGTCTGATACAGGCTTACTTGTTTCTTTGGTAAACAAATCCCAAGCGTCTGCCGCATTAATAAGAGAGTCAGGTCTTACAGGTCTAGCTTTCCATAACCTGTCTTTAACTAGCTCACTTTCTCCTGATACAAGATGATCGTTAACGTCATTACGATCTAGTCTTGCTATAGCAACTTTACCTCTTGGTAATACCTCCATACATTTTTCTGCCGCTTTGTTACCTGCTTCGTCATTATCAAAACAAATAACGATACGACAAAAACTATCAAGCCATTTGTAATTTGCCGCTAAATATTTTGCCGCCGACTGTACCCCCGAAGGTATAGATACACAGGGAAACTTATTACCTTGTATCTGACTAGCACTCATGCAATCTATCTCTCCTTCACATACAGTTAAAAAGACAGAACCATTACCTCCATGCTGTCTCCATAAATGCTGACCCCATAGCTGTACCTTTGACATATCTCCTATCCATATGAACTTCTTATCTTGAAAGCGTATGTGCTGTGCAACATCATTACCTTTTTGATCTTTGTATGTAGCTACTTGTACTGGTTGCCCTCTGTACTCTGCCTGTCCATAACCAAATAGTTCTGCTGTTTCTTTAGTTATTCCACGCTTGGGTAAAGCTATCGGTGTTACCTTCAACAGCTTTGGGTTTGGTTTATATATAGGAATAATGTTGGTGGTCACTTTCTTTTCTTTTTTGTTTGGGTAGTAGGTGTAGCCACAGTCCATAGTGAAGCAATGGTGGTGTCCATCATCAAAGACTGCACAGTTTTTTTTACCGCACTCAGGGCAAACTATTTTGTTTTTGTATTGGCTCTTCATACCAATCATCAGGAATAAATTTGTCGCAGTATTGGAACCCATGTCTCTCACACCACTTGGCGTAAGAGATAGAGTTCTTGGCTTTGGATAGTTTGGTTCTGCTATTTTGAAAACAGAACCTTATATCTAGTTCGGGTCTTGTCGCCTTAATAATAAGGTGTTTGCGTCTGTCTTCTTTTGAGAAGTAGCCCTTTGTTTCCACAATAAAATTGTTGAGGATAAAGTCAGGGCGATAGGTGCAAGTGATTTCATAGTCAATGCTGAGAGTTTCATAGGTAAAGATAAGTTTCTTTTTTTTTAGGTCGTCAGCAAATTGACTTTCAAATTTACTCTTGTATTTAGAAGTCGGCTGCTGTTGACGCAGTACTTTTTTCTTCATAACTACTCGGTGGTGCTGCTTCAAAGTCTGGGCTACCTGTCCATTCAACGTGCTTTCTTACTATGACTTGTAAAGGTTGGCATCTTATACCGACACCATTAGCACCTGCGTCATAGCCACTACACTTCATAGACATCTGCCCTTCTGTCATAGGACTTATCTTTTCATATTCTTTCTTTTCTTCGTCTGTCATTAGACGTAGTGGGTCTTCGTTAGCCCAGAAAGTAACAGGTGGATTAGTCCATACATCACCATTCATTTTTACCCCACCAGCTTTTTTATTGGTCTTGATGACTAGGTAATCATCTTCTGTTGTCCAAGGTAAGCTTGGTTCTCCAAACTTATTCTTGGTAAGAGTAAACTTTCTATCTGGATAGTATTCTTTTAACGCTGCTTTCCATCTATCAAGCAAGCCTTCAAGCTGCTCAATAATATGTTCAACCGCATCAACTTCTCTACCCATTTCATCTTTCATCATTGTGCCTTTCTTGATAAGACACTCTGCTTTATATTTCTTGACACCCTTGTACTCGTCAGGGGTAACAAGATATGAATACCTAAAGTTAGTAGGATTCGGTGTGACTATCTTAATAGTCTCAGGCTTGAGATCTTCCATGTTTGATACCTTGGTTTGGTTTCCGTTTTATTGCGTCTATAAAAGACGTTCCCTAACTATACCTTGATCTCTTGTTATGTAAATATATATGGTGCTGTCAACACATCTGTAATATCATAGTCTCCCATATCTAGTGCTGCTGGCAACTTACTACTATCACTTAGTTGTTGTGTTGTTTGGTGGTATAGATTATCAAGATTGTTGTCACTATAAATCTTAAAGAAACTTTGCTTTACACATTCGATAAATCTTTGAAGCTCAGATGCAGGGCTTCCATAACAATCATGTATGACACAAAAGTTTTTTAGTCCATGCTTGCTTGCTTCTACTAAACTCATGTGGCAATGTGCAGCGTCAAGACTATGTATATAATTACTAGGAAAACCCTGTGCCTGTCTACGTTTATCTACTTTTGTAGTATCTGGTTCAGCTAGACTTAGCCTTACACTTGAGTTACTTAGTTTAGTCTTTACTCTTTTGACATCATTCTTGTAGTAGTTCTGTTGTACAAGAAACCCTGATGGTGTATGCCAAGAGATAGGTTTGTTCTCTTTGTTGAAACATAAAGCTGTAGTCTGTAAGTACTTCAATACTTCATAGCTTTCTGGGGTTACATACTGAACTGCCTGTTCAATCATAGTTGCGAGATAAAAATTATTCTTAAAATTTTTTGCGATAAAAACATCTTCATTAACAAAGTATCTTTCTATGTAGTTTGCTATGCCGAATGTAGTTGAGTTATATGGAATCATAAGTACAGGTTTTTTTATAAACTTTCTTGTCAACTTATCTTTCTGTGCATACCAAATTGGTGCTTGTTCAGACTTGTCATACTTCAGTAGCATCAAGAGAACATCAAGGATTTGTTTATATAAATCCTGTGGTTGTTTAACATTTTGTAGGTTAACTTTGTTAGCTAAATGTTGATTAGATATAAGACCTGCTATGTGTTGATAGCCATTGTTTGTACCATCAAGACAGCAAACATGATGGGATATAAAACCTCTGTTTAATCCAAAGTCTTGAAACAAAGCCCACTCTCTGCACCAAGCCAAGAATTGAAAAGGCTCTTTAGCTTTACCCCATATATCAACATTACCTATTGGGTCTTTATAAACTTCAAGAGCTAGATCAGTTCCTTCTATGTAAGCCCACTCCAATCTTTCTTCGTATGTATGTTTGTTCATACCCCAATGATTAGCACCTGCTATAGCCAACCAATCTGCGTCATGCTTAGTCTTTATCTCTGCACCCTCATAGAATCTATGTAACCCTCTAGCTATGTCATTACCTTGTGGGTGGAAGTGTGCAGTTAGTGGGTACATACGACCAGTAAAATCAAACTGATAAACGTGATAAAATTTTTCGTCACAATATTTTTTTGCTGTATCAATCATGGATAATATCTGATACCGCTTGACCATATTCTGTGCGTTCATATCATGGATTAAAGAAGCCATGTACCGCCACTCTTTTCTTGCTTCCTTGTTGGTATCTATATCGAGTGGTTTTGTTGGCAGTTCTGCAAGCTCTCTATCAATCAATGAACCAACCTCTATTCGTTCCTCCCAACAGTATTCAAGAATTTCTAGTACAAACTGATTTACACCCCAAGCCGTCTGACTCGCCAGAGTTAACGCTTTCAGACTTGTTGTTAAGTCTTCTCCTCGTAGTGTGTTTAGGTAGTCTTGATTAGAACTCTTGATTGCTTTTGTTTTTAGTCTGTCTGTGTAATACCCACCATTATCAATCGACTGCCAAGGCCGAGGAATGTCCAAGCAGGGAAGATATATAGGAAATGCAGCAATCCTATTTGATCTACCCTGCCTTATATATTTCATAAACCTATCAGTAAAGACAACATAACTTGTAGAAGTTTTGCCTACTTTCCTGTTTATCATGTTGACCATATTTATTTTTATCATTATCAACTCGATCAACTTCAGCCCAACCTTAAGTTTATTACCCCTTGTCCAAGTCTTAAAGTCATGGCCTTTACTGTTCATGTGATAGACCATAAGGTTTCTTTTGTAGCCTTCGTTTTTGGTATCTCTGGTATGTTTCTTTATGTTCTTAAAATGTTTAGGGTCTAGCTCTTCAAACTTAGTAAACCTAAGTTCGTCTTCTAGCATCTGCCCAATCTTAAGTGCTGTAGATACAGTTGTCTTTAACTGCGAAGCATTATCTAGTAATACTTTGAAAGCAATAAAGGCAACTACATCTACGTCTGGGAACTGAGAAAGAAACAAAGCAGAGACAGCTTTGACTCCTACCTTACCGCTAAGACTTTCATCTATATGATCTTGTATTGCTTTGCTTAACTTCTGTAGTCCTGACTCTATGATGTTGCGAGCATAATAGTTCTCGGACTCCCTGCCCTTTTCTATGTTTTTGTTTTGTTTACTGATCTTGTTATAGGCTGAGATGCTTGAGATACTAGCTTCAAGTTCTAACTGTTTTTTACTAGGCTCATTCATGTCTTATCTTTTCAATAAGATTTTCCATTTCTTCAATTTTTAATTCAACAGTAACAACACTTATATTGATTCCATTTTGTATAAATGGTTCTTTATCTTGTTTAGTTTTTTCAAGTTGTTTTTTTCTGTACTTAAGTTCTTCTTTGCAAGCATGAAGTAAAAAACATTTTTCAAATTTATTTAAATGCATTAGTTCAACACCTCCACTACAGAGTGCAAAGCCTTTGGTGCTAAGTGTGCATAGATCATGGTGTTCTCTATGTCCTCATGCCCTAGCCAATCCTTGACCAGTAGTATCGGTACTCCTCTTTGTACTAGCCTTGATGCACAGGTATGTCGGCATAGGTGCAAGGTATAAAACTTCTTATCGGCATAACCTAGACTCTCTCTTGCAGCTTGCCAAAATCCGTTCATTCTTGAATAGTTCAGACTAAATAATTTATCAAACTCTTTACAGTTGTCATAGTATTTTTTAATTATTAATCTAACTCTATCTGTCATGGGTACAGCTACAGCTTGATCGTTCTTTCTATCGTTGAAGTTGATTTGATTATTGTCAAAGTCAACAAATCTTTTTTCTAATCCTAGTAACTCATTGACCCTGCAACCTAAATCAATCAAGCAAATAATAATATCCCTTGCTTCTAATTTTTCTTTAATAACTTGTAAGTTGTTAGTAGCAATCTTCATTAGTTTATTTGAAAGTTTTTTAGATACATTTTCAAATTCAGTAAAGTCTGGTTTGTAATCTTTACCTCGTTCAAGCCAAGCCAACAATTCTTTTTCCATATCGTCAGTTAAATAATGAACCTTACTGTTCTTTGTTGGTCTACGTTTTGGAAACTTAATCATCTCAATAAATCCGTCTTCTTCCATCTCTTGAAGTACAACTTTTAAGTAGCCCATCTTTCTATTAACAACAGCATTACTATTTTTGTAGGGTTTTTCTTTAAGAATATCCATCATCTTGTTAACCATAGGTCTAGTAATTTTATTTACTGGTAGGTCTCCAAGTGCTTTGATGTTATGAGTCATAGCTATAACAAAGTTGTCGATAGATTTACTATCGCTGTATCTTCTTCTGCAAACAACTCTAGTTGCTTCAGAAAGTGTTGGCATTTTAGTTTTCATGGTGGTTCTTAGTTAGGTGTTAGGTCGTCTATCATTTCAAGATAGCCCTGTTTACCAAAGGCGATAAGATCAGGGATTGTATATTCTCTTGTGGTAAATCTATGACCACAAGAAAGGCACACCCTACGTCTATAGACATAAGGTGTGATGCTTTTGTTTCGGAAGCCTTTAGTCTGTTCAGCTTTTCTATAAATAGTTTCACGAACTTTGATGTCTAGGCTTTCGCATTTAGTACACTTCATTGTGCTTGCCTTTTTTCTAGTTCGTTTAGCCTTTTTTCTATAGATGTAATAGCTGAAGCTGCACTTGTAGAACTTTCGCTAAGACTTTCATCAATTTTGACAAACATATTTATAAGTGACTCAACATTGTGTACAAGTAAATCTAAAATCCACTTGCGATCTTTGTCTTTGCCAGTTACTTTTGTAAGATCGCCAGAAAATTCTTCAAGCATTTTTTTCATGTTTTTTTGCAACTCAATGAGATGTAAAAAAGCTTGCTTGCTCCTGTCATTTGCAGAACATAAATCTTTATAACCTTTTTCAAGATTATTAACTTTTTCTACAAGTTCTTTTAGTTGTTGGTCATTCATAGGTCTTCCTCCCAGAATTTAATAAGTTTTTTTAGTTCAGCTATACGCTTCTCAGCTACAGCTTTTTTCTCAGCTTTTCGTATGCTGATTTGTTTCAGCATGGCCTGAGTTTCTTTGTTGATCTCTTCCATAAAATTCATTCGCCTTCGTTATAAAGTTTTTGAAGTCTAGATAAAACAACAAAATGTTTTGCTCTAAACTCAGGCATAGAGTAATAGTCACTACTACTCATTGAGATATTAAGAAGTTTTCTAATGACTTCATCATTCTCTAGTTCAGTAAGGTCATAGTGATCGTTGTCTTCTTGTTTCATTGTGGTTCCTCCGTTTTGATTTGGTTGATTGTTTTAATAATCTCTTTTTTAAAGAGTTCAATAGACTCATTTATTGAAAGGTTGCCACCTTTATCATGTGGTAGTTCTATTGAATAAGATTTATCGGTTAGTCTTGCAGCCTTGTTGAGTATTTCATCAAGTTCTGCAAGCGTTTGCCATTGTGATCTAGACATGAGTTTTAAAAGCGTTGTTTGTTACATCTTCAGCTAATTTGTCAAGAAAAGTGTCACCTTCATCAAAGCTACCCATGTATGCACATACATGGTCATAACCTTGTGCTTGTTTCTCAACGTAAGAAAGAGAATCAAATCCTTCTGTCTTTTCAAGCTCTTCATTTTTAGCTAATTGTTTTTTCTCTTCTTTGGTGTAATCGTCAGGGTTTTTCTTTACAGCGATACAAGTTTCACTATAAAAAAACTTAATGCCTTCACCAAGAAGTAAGTAACAAAGATCTTCTAAAC